TTTGGAAGTATGCAAAAGAGGATGACGAATGGGCTGTTGATTTTAAATGCTGGTATGGCGAAGAAGAATTCCAAGAGCACATTGAAGAAAGCGAAGAAGAATAATGGAGTTTAAGGATATCCCCTGGAAGGATGTGTTAATAGACACTAGAGATTTTACCGTGTTCAAGGATGGCTTTCCGGTAACGGAAGGACACATTCTTTTCGTGCCCAAGGAAGAAACCTGGGATAAGTTGGCGGCCTGTTACAAGGCAGCATATGCTTGGGGGTATGATTGGGTTCAGAAAGGATACTGTGATGCCTATAACTTAGGGCAGAACATCGGCGAAGCCGCAGGACAGACAGTCATGTGGCCGCACGTTCACTTAATTCCTCGCCGAAACGGCGACATGGAAGATCCACGAGGCGGTGTTCGCCACGTGATACCCGAAAAGGGAAACTATAGAAAAGGAGAGAAGAATGGCAATTAATAGAGATGAAATGATAAAAGCATTAGTATCACACGCAGAAGGCCATATTCAAAAGCACAAGATGAATGTTGAAGTGTATCTTAACAATCCGGCAGGGATTGGAGAACATCCAGACATTTTGGAAGCGATTGAAAAAGAGTTGGATATCATTGCAAAATATCATGACGAAATTGAAGTTTTGAAGAAATATTTCTAAGGAGATTACTTTGGAACATACCGTAAAAGTTGAGGAAGATCCGGATACTGGTGATTTGGTTCTTCCTCTACCCACAGAATTATTGAACCAAATGGGCTGGGATATAGGTGACGATTTGGTTTGGACTGACAACTTTAATGGCACATTTTCGCTGTCTAAAAAGGTTGACAATCATCAAGAGAAAGCGTATAATAAAGACAATGACAATAGCAACTGACAAGAAATACTACTATAGCGAAATCTTTCACAGCATACAGGGTGAAGGACATTATACAGGCGTGCCCACTGCGTGGATACGTTTCTTCCTATGTAATCTACAGTGTAACGGTTTTGGTCAGGTTGATCCTACGAATCCGGACACATATGATTTACCATTCGAAGATTATGATGTGAGCCAAGTTAAAAGAGTTGAAGACTTGCCTGTATGGGAAAAAGGTTGTGATAGCAGTTATACTTGGAGCAAGAAGTTTAAACACTTAATGGGTCAGAAAACTGCTGTTGAACTTGCACATGATATTATTAATATATTAAAGACAGATTCCAATCCAGAGGGTAAATTTTTACATCCCGTTACAGGACAGAGACAACATTTCTGTGTTACGGGTGGTGAGCCTCTAATGAAACATGGTCAAGAAGCATTCATTGGTATCATGACAGAATTTAAAAGATTAAACAACATGCCTGCTAGTGTTACATTTGAAACTAATGGCACACAAGAACTTACACAGGAGTTTAAAGAATTCTGGTATGTTGATAACGAAATTACTAAGGATGTCGAACTATTCTTTAGTGTAAGTCCTAAACTATGGAGTGTAGCAGGTGAAACTGCAAAGAAAGCAATTAAGCCTGAAGTGGTAGCAGAATATAGAAATTTAAGTAACAGAGGACAACTAAAATTTGTTGTTGGTTCCGAACAACAACAGTGGGATGAAATGGAACAAGTAATCTCACAATTTAAGGCACAAGGAATAGATTATCCGATTTGGGTAATGCCTGTTGGTGCTAGAGAAGAAGAGCAAACTGCAACAGCCGGTTCTGTTGCTAAGATGGCTTTCCAAAGGGGATACAATGTGGCTGCAAGAGTGCATGTATACTTGTTTGGTAATGCTATCGGAACATAGGGAAAACAATATGGACTTTATTAAGAAGTTGTTTAAAAAGAACAAGGAACCAGACACATCTAAGCCAGGTCTTACAGACAAGGAAAAGGCTACCATGAAGAAGGAACCTTGGATAAGTGTTTTGAATACTCATGTTAACAAAGAAAATGTCCGAAATGGATTCTTTGAACTTGACTGGAACGAGTATTTCATAGTACAATTAAGAAATGAAGGATACGGTGTAGAAGGTGACAAGGATGAAGAAATTGTTGATCGTTGGTTCCGTGAACTTTGTGCAAACGTTGTAGTCGATGGTGACTATGGAGGACCACTAGACACTGGCTCTATTGATGCTAGTGCTGTTAAAAGAGATAATGAATAAAATGTGTCATATAATAGTAGATACTGCGAACACGTTCTTTAGAGCGAGGCATGTAATCAATGGAGATGCTGATATTAAGTTAGGTATGGCGTTCCATATCACACTAAACAGCATTAAGAAGGCATGGCAGGACTTTAACGGCACTCATGTTGTGTTCTGTTTAGAAGGACGTAGTTGGCGTAAAGACTACTACGAGCCTTACAAGCGTAACAGAAGTGATGCTCGTGCTGCTCTAAATGAGAAACAACAGGAAGAAGAAACAGTATTTTGGGAAGCATTTGACACATTCAAAGAATTTGTTACAGATAAAACAAACTGTACTGTATTACAACACCCACAACTTGAAGCAGATGATTTAATTGCTGGATGGATTCAACAACATCCAGATACAGAACATGTTGTTATTAGTACAGATACCGATTTCCAACAGTTAATTGCACCTAATGTAAAATTATATAATGGTGTACAAGAAGTGACAACTACACACGAAGGATTCTTTGACAAGAAAGGACTTCCTGTGATAGACAAAAAAACTAAGCAACCAAAGCCTGCTCCTGATCCAGAGTGGCTATTGTTTGAAAAATGTATGCGTGGTGACACAAGCGATAACGTGTTCAGCGCATATCCAGGTGTTCGTAAGAAAGGCACTAAGAACAAGGTAGGTTTGTCTGAGGCGTTTGCCGATAGGCAAACAAAAGGATTTAATTGGAATAACTTAATGTTACAGCGTTGGGTTGATCACGAGGGCAAAGAGCATCGTGTGCTAGAAGATTATGAAAGAAATCGACAATTGATTGATCTTAAGCATCAACCAGACGACATTAAGAATATCATTAAAGAAACAGTTTCAACTGCAACTAACTCAAATAAGAATGTAAGCCAAGTTGGTATTAGACTAATGAAGTTCTGCAATCTTTATGATCTAAAGAAAATATCAGATCAAGCACAGGCTTATGCTGAGCCACTAAATGCAAGATATGACGATGCGGTCGAAAAAGTTCTAGGAGGTTAATATGGCATCAATTCAAGCGAAACCTATTATTGATAATAAATTTTGGATCGTTGAAAATGACGGTGTGAGAGTTGCAACACTAAGAAAAAATGAAGAAAATAAATTTATTTTAAGCAATGAAGAAGGAATTACAATATTCAATACCAAGAAAAATCTTACTGAACAATTTGGAAATGATTTTTTCGTTGCTAAAATTATCAAGGAAGCGGATAATTCTAATCCTAAGGAAGTACATGGATTTGCATCAAGTACTATTCCTCATAATGCAATGTATGATATACAAAAGAAACTTCCACTTTTTACAAAGAGTAAGGATTCAAAGAGTTTGTACTGCGCAGGTTACTACACAATTAGATTTGAAAAGGGCTGGGTAAAGAGTTTCTGTCCTAAATTAATTACTCTACAGCGTTATGAATATCGTGGTCCTTTTAAGACTGAACTAGAAATGAAACAGGTATTGTCAAGTGTCTCAAAATAACGTCCCTGCAAATTTAGCAACTGTTGAAAAACTACTACAGCGCATTGCTGTTGCGGAAAGATCACAACAAAAAGAAGTTAGAATTACAATACAAGAAGCACGTGATCTTACAACAGAATTATCACTGCTTACAACAAAACTAGGCAGCACTATAGGCGAAATACACGCACTTCTAAAGGAATTACAGAAGTCTAGTACTGAAGTTGATGTAAAGTTTGATGGAGGTTCCTTTTAAAAAAGGATAAATATATACGTAGTTAACTAGGAATTACGTATATATGAGTAGACCAAAACCAACAATAATTCTCGAACATACTAATCGAGAAACATATAAAGTAGAACAGATTCTCGAGAGCGAAGCCATTTGGGCAGTGTTTTATCAGAACAAACCTTTCAATCTAAAAAGCGGAAGTGCTGTTGCTAGTTATCCTGGTCCTAAATATAAGAAGGTCTCATTTTCAAATCCAGGACATGCTAGAAACTTAGCCAAGAAACTTAACAAACTCTTTAATACAACTGATTTTTCAGTGTACAGACTTACTACCGGAGATAAAGAATAGTGGAATGGACATTAAAGATAATTATACGAGAGTTTTTCTAAAAGCCGCAAACCAAGACATCACAGAAGATATTATAAAAGAAAAAAGATCTCTCTGGTGGTGGAATGTTAGATCCAAAGAATCCGGAGGACTTCGTTTAACAGACGAAGCACTCAACTTTATACAGTTAACTGCACAAATCAAAACCTATAAAGTGGATTTTCCAAAAAAATTTTCCGTGACACCGCAAGTGCTTTTATGGCTTGACAATTTTATAGAATCGCCGTATTATATTACTAAAAGAGCAATAACTGTATTAAAGGAGAAATCTGCTTTTGAACTGTATCTATTCAGCGGTGATGTCCAAAAAATGGGATATAATAAAGCATTGTCCAAAAGACTAAGCCAAGAATTATCAGAGTAATAGTAGCACTTTATAAATAATTACATGATAGAACTTAATCCACTTGACGTTTTGAATTCAAGACAACTAAAAACCATGCCTCCGCATTTTTCAAAAATTAAAATTGGAAATAGCGAAAGGGCTGATCAAAACATTATTGATTGGATTAAATCTAAACTAACAGGACGATATTGCATTGTGACTTATCCTTCTGTTAACGAGGAAAATAAATTTCATACATCCACGTTTGTGGGGTTTGAAGAACAAAAAGAACTAACATACTTTATGTTAGCATGTCCATACCTAAGGAGAAACTAAATGGCGGAAGAAACTAAAAACGAAAATGTAACGGAAGCACCCGCTTCTGAAGCAACGGCAGCGCCGGCAAGCGGTCCTGTCCCAACACCAGGTGCAGATGCTACAGCATCAAGTCCTGATTTAAATGTAAACGATCTAAATGCTGTACGTAGCATTATTGATATTGCCACAACTAGAGGCGCATTTAAAGCAAATGAATTAGAAGCAGTTGGAAAAACTTATAATAAGTTAACTGCATTCTTAGAACATGTTACCAAACAACAACAAGCACAACAAGGTGAAAAATAATGGCTAAAGAAACTAAACACGTAGGAAAGATTGTAAACACCGGTGAGAAAGTTGCCGTTGTATTTAGAACCGTTCCTGGTGAATCTAACATGGCGTTAGTTTTACCTACAGCAACATTAAGAGACGATCAACACAATTCCTTAATGGAATTAATTGATTCTGAACAGGGACAACAGGCAAACGAACTTGGTGAAATTATGTTCACTAGATCTTTTGCTAACGGAACTAATATGCTAACAGCAGTTCAGGCAGAAGGACGTTTGAAAAAAGTTGCGACTGATACAGTTAAAATGACACCTACTCCAGTAAGTGAAATTTTACTTTCAGAACTTAATGTTCTAATTGCAGAACAGCGCAATGTGAGCGTTGACGAATTATATACATTCGTAAGTGGCGCACCTAAATCAGATGAAACTGCTACTCCAGCAACTGAAACATTACCTAGCGAAGAACCAGTAGCGGCACCAGCAACCGACGGTGTTCTTTCTGATTCGGATCTTGCTAGATCTTATCGCAGCCAAGCAGATGCTATGTACAAAGAAGCAGCGAGATTGCGTAGAGAAGCAGATGAACTAGATCCACCGAAGAAGAAAACTTCTTCGAAAGAAAAGGCCTCTGCAGAAGCGTAAGCCGTGCATAGGCAATATTTTAAACCGCCAAAACATTTAGTCAAAGAGTGGCCGGAGGTGTTCGAGGATTTATACATGGACACCATGCCGGTCGCTTATGTTGACGTGATGATTTTGGAATTTAAAGATGGAAGGATATGGGAGATTGATATCAAGGAGCAATTGAAATCAAATCAACCAGATGCCGTTGCCAAAAAACTTTTAGGTACTCTTTCAGAGTATAAAGACACAATCAAAAAGTTAGATTTTAAAATTGATATAGAAATGCTTAAAGCAGATATCAAGAAAAGAACTAATAATATTCTTTAACTTTTTCTAGTATTTCCGTAGTGAATAACCAAATGCTTATCCGAAGTGTATTGTCTCCAAGGATCAACTACAACACTATCATCAGTTAGTTTAATATAAAGTGTAGGATGGGCGAGTAACACAACTGCTCTAAATTCCATTCCGCCGCCCAAGTCAATCGCAGGATCAATGGTCATTGGACCTCTACCTAATTCGTGACAATAATGTCCTACCAATAAACTGTAACTACCGTCCTGGTACGGAACGCCTGGTTTATATGCAACACCATTTAGTAAGATAGGAAGATTTCTTTCTTTGGAAATAGAAACTAATTTTGAGGCCATGTTCTTGGCTTGCTTTTCTCTTGCATTCATTATTGCATCAAATAAATCATAACCCAAATTTAATTTGTCTGCCATGAAACGCAATGCAATGTTATCTCTCGGATGGCATCCACCTCCATCGCCAAGACCTGCTTTCATATATGCAGGGCCTGTTATTCTCTGTGTGCTATTCACTAACGCACGAGTAACAACATCAACATTAATGTTGCCTTGCCTTTCGGCAACATCCTGCATCATGTTAACCAATCCAAGTTTTGTTGATATGAATGTATTGTAGAATACCTTGATGCACTCACATTCATCCCATGTTCCAATTTCATAACTTGGATCATTTTCCATAATGGTTTTATAAAATTCTACCAGTTGTTTGGCATCACCTGTTGTGCTGCCATCTTCTGTTCCAATCATGACAATGTCAGGATTAACCATGTCCCATGCTACCGTTCCCATTGCAATTAGATATGGGTTATAAACGAATCTCGGATTAGTAATGTGCTGTATAAATTCTCTTCTGACCGTTCCTGGCAATACTGTTGAAATAAGAACAAGCAGTTGATCCTTGTTCATGTGTTCGTTTGCTTCCTTAAGAACACTGTGAACAATATCGTATGAAAAATCTTTTGGTTGTAGGTGTGCTGTTGGTGCCCTACCATCATATGCTGGATCGTGCGGTGTAGGAACTGCTATAAAAACTATCTCTCTATCCTTAACACAATCCTCTATGGTAGTTTTAAATTGAACTTTATCAGTTTGGACATCAACAATATCATATCCTGTAACATCATGACCTTTTTGGGCAACCACTTCAGCACAGGGCAGACCTAATTTACCCAGTCCAATAAATCCAATTTTCATATTTTTTTCCTCTACTGTTATAACCAAAAGTATTTACAAAAACGCAGTTAAACACCTTTTAAACCTGATTGTTTCTTACAGGGTTCAACTATAACACCTTGTGTGTTAACACCGCTGTATGACGCTTAAAATGCGTTTTAGACGCCTTAATTCGGTGCTACTAATAGTTCATTCGCTGCGATATGCTTCTTTTTGATTCGATTAATCTTTGATTGTGCCTAACTATTGGTTCCACGCTCGCTCTCCAGGATTTGAACTCAGCCTTGTCCAAATTACAGAGTCGTTTAGCCTCATCAACGATCGCTAACATTCTCTTTCCGTCGTCCGAAATATTATCATATGATTCGTCAATGAAAGGATGAAAAGTTTTATATCCTAACTTTCTTAGATACTGTAAACTGTTTGCTGCCGTTGCAACTAGGAACGGATGCCCCATGCCTATTGCCTTAAAAATCTTTTCGCTGAAGAAGGGAACATTCTCATGATACGTGGTTTCATTAATTAGGCTGAAATATGTTTTCTTGTAATATTCATTTATTGACACTTCTGGTTCTGCCCTGTTCGTGACGAGATCCTCCAGATCCAAATATAAAGGTGGAGTGTTTATGACATCAGAATTTCTTTCCAGTATAGGATCTATCAGTGCATGATTTTGATACATCAATCTCAATCTCGGAAAAACTTTATTCCAATCCATACCGTCATCGGAGGGTGCAAGGCTAATAAACCCCTTGTCTACCAATCCCCTGTCCTTGAGCAGAGTGAACATTAAAGGACGATGCATTCTCCATCTTCTGTTTAAGCAAAGGAATGATCGTTCATACGATTGTTTCTTATTAAGAGTTTCCACATCCTTTGATAGCAGTCTTGCATTGCGACCCGTGTGTTCAAATAGGTTAAACCATTCTAGTTTAATCTCGGGCAATTTATATTTTTCTGATAACTTTTTAATGTATTCGTGCATGGTTGGAATGGCACTAAGAAAGATTATCTTTTCTGCAGGAACGCCGTGCTTGATTACAATTTCCTCGTATATCGTATCAGCACTCAGGAGATAAAATTCCAATGCATTGTCCAGCATCAGATGAAGATTGGAATTAGGATCCTTAATCTGTTCAAATTCCTCTTCTGGGATTAAACCCTTTACATCAACTATCCTAAAACTGCTAGGATCAGAAAACTGAATGTAGAAAAAATCTTTGTCGGATTTATGAAACTCAGTAATGGCTACACTGCTTTGAACAACCTCAACCTTGGGATTATTAGGGTCATAGGTAATAACATACAACAAATTCCTTGTGTTAACACACGCCATCATAGCCTTGCCACTCCTGGTGCGGACCAAAACTTTACAGTATCATCCAATGTCTTACACTCCAAGACCCTTGCATCATATTCCTCTGCATATTTTCTCATGCCTTCGGTAATCGAATAAAACTTTTCAAGATACTTGAGATAACCCAATGGTGTGGGATGATAGTCTGCTGTCTGCCCTTCACCTCCCCAACCCTTTATGGGAATAATAGGCCATACACCATCATACACAACATCAACTATTGCAGGTTTAACACTATTAATAGTAGATGAATATAGTTTTAATATGTCCTCTAGATGATTTCCCTTTATGTTGTCGGATATTTTTATTTCCTCGAAGTCCACCATCTTCAGCATGTCCGAGTCGCATGGTAGATTTTCAAGATAAGCTCTGGTCTGTTCAACCAACCCTAAATCTCTCATTAGGTAAAATCTATCATCGCTCCATTTATAAACAAACTCCATGTCTATTTCTCCTTGAGAGTATATATTACCTGGGGTTTGCCACTTTCCATTCCTATATCTATCTTCTCTGCTTACGCTGCTCCACATTACAATAACCAAATCATCTTCCGTAAATTTGTGGGTAAGGTTTGCTTCCACAATGCTGTTGGCTATGAATAGATTCCCGCCGCCACTCTGTCCATAATTGTAATACTCTGGAACTTCAGTTGCTATTATGTCAGCCCATGTGGGCCAATTATATTTGGTTAGGCTACAACCAAACGCAAAAAAACGTTTATATTGATTAAACGGTTTCATAATACTTCTCCGTCCTGGCAACTGCTTCATTGATGGCATCAGCATAGAAGTCACTACGCCTTATTAAATCAAAATTATGCTGTATGGTATCCATGCTCTTTTCTAATCTTGCTATCTTTTCTTCCTGTGGCAGTGCTATCCAGTCGTTGAGAACCTGCTGCGTAGCATTGAATCGTTCAACATTATCTTGTATATCATTGTATGCAGGATCTATACCGCACCAGTCCGTTCTAAATCCCATGTCCTCCAGGCATCTTAGAGTTCCTTGGCTGGCAAACAGTATGAGTGGATGTCCCATTGTGATGGGTTTGAATATCTTTTCCGTGATGAATGCAACGTCTTCCAGAAACATAGTTTCTGTAATGACTGAAAGCAAACTATTCTTATAAATGTCAACATTGTATTGATTGGCAGCATTTATCTTGCTCCAATCTCCATCTATGAACCTAGGAAACTCCTTGTCTATGTCCGAATAATCTCCCACAAGCATTTCTGTTTCTACATTTCGTAATATTATTTCATTGCCACTTACTATACCTTTGTCCAATACTCCGTCCTTCATGAGCCTGTATAGGTGTGCACCTCTTTGCGGACGATAAACTCTGTTAAGGCTGTTGTAATCCTTGCTGGCAGGGTTCGCCATGGCGTATTTTATGACAGGAGCAGTTGGTAATTTATCATCTCCAAATATGTTTCCGAAGTGATTGCTATACATTACATCATAGAGCCTATCAACACCCTTGGCTTTTAGCCATCTGCGATACTGGTGCTCTACCTTCTTGTTGCCCTGTAGTATTAGAACGCTGTCCTTGGGCAATCCAAGTTCAACCATTGCGGTATGCGTGGTTAAAAAGCAATCCCAATGCTGTGTAACCATTGGGCCACCTTCTCTATCCGCATTGATTACGATCCTAATCTTCTTTTCCTTGGCTAGTTTTCTTATTTCCTCGGTTAAGCAATGCAGTATGTGAGTGTGAGGAACACCATCGTTTGTTAATACGCCTGCCCACCATTGGGGATCATTTCTAACGTCCACAAAATATATTCCTGTTTCGTTAACATCTGTTAACTCCGAAAGATCCAGTTTCATTTCTATGCACTTTTGTTTAATGGGCGCACCTGGTGCGATTAGCCAATAGTCGTTATTTCCATTTGAGGTCAGATGATTCTGATTTGATTCATCTTTTTTTAATGTGTCGAAGTAAATTTTCATTTAAACCATCCTTGTATTTCGGGAAAAGTTTCTTCTACATTTTCCTTACGCAAATGATCATAGTATTTTGTTTTTATCTGCAACTTTGTTTTAAGTTCAGGTGAATATACCGATGACCTTAGTCCGTTTATAACACCCTGTATTCCGTATTCGATGTTTCCTTTATGCTTTGAAGCAAACTCTTCCAAGGATTTTATGATGTCTATCTTGTCCTCTTCTGGTATCATCTTAAAACTATAATAGTCTGGATTCATTATGTTATAAAAGTTAGGATTATAGTTTTCTATACTAACTAGATCGTTATCAATAATATATTGAACAAACTCAGGCAAGGTCTTTATATTAAAAATAGATACCACCGTGTTTGTATGTAATTCTACATGAGGAGTTTCCTTGCGAATTAATTTTAAATTACTTTCAACCAAAGACCAATCAGTTCCGTGCCGTATGTATTCAGCCTTAGATCCATAATGATCCAGGCTTGCTCCAATTACAACATTGGTAAATTTTTTCCATAAGTCTAAAACACTCTTTCCTTTGTATTTTAATACACTCATGTTTGTGTTGTATCTTAACTTTACATCTGTCCGACCGTGATCAATTAGATATTCTAATATTTCGTAATGTTTATCCGTAAGTAAAGGCTCACCGCCTGCAAAGTAAAATTCTTCTATGGTATCAAAGTGAGGTTCGAACTGCTTATACAGATCATCATTTGAATCACCACCGGCAAACGTGTAAGCATTTGACTTTCCATCTTCTTTTGCCCAACTAGATGAATATGTTCCGCCACACGATCGACACTTAAAATTACAAATGTTACTCCATCTAACATCTAAATATCGCAACCTAAAGTCGTCCATGCTGCCATCATCATTAGTGTTTAGCACTGCATCATCAATATATTTTTCAAATTGCTCATTTGAATGTTTTCTAAAACTGCTATTACCAGCATCTTCGTCTCTATAGCAGGCAGTGCATTCTTCGCAGCGTTTACCTTTTAGCATATTCGTACGCATCTGCTTAAACTTTTCATTGTTAAAGACATCTTCTAATTTTTTGTTTTGAACATTACCCATTGGCTTTTGCCAATCTCCTACGCAACAAGGCAATACATTTCCGTCAGGATTGGCATACAGGTGTATCCAAGGCAATATGCAGAATGTTTTACTGGGCGCAGTCAAAATAAAATTCCTCTAGTTCAGGAAAAGTCTTGACGAAGTCAAGACCTCGTCTGCGGTCATATTCCGTGAACCAATTGAAAAAGTCCTTGTGACCTTCTGCGAGTTTCTCAGCAGAGTAATTTGTTGTTCGCATGTAATCAACCACGCGGCGAAACTTTTCATATTCAAGTTCGCTAAACTTGTGCCTATCTGTATCATCCATGTTGTCCTTAATGAATTCTAAATGCTTTTCCATGTAGGGCATGAAGTATTCCTTGGGCAGTATGTTCATGTCATACTGTAGTGGCTCCTTTAGGTAGGGTGTATCAAAGCGTATTCTCTGCCACTTGGTTTGATTATCTACGTTATACTTCTTGCGCCAGTATAGAAACTTCTCTAGTAGTTTGTGGAAGTTGGTAACGGTTAGTATATTAAAAGTGACCATGAACGTTAGTGGATGATTGGTCTTGGTCATGTATGTGTCAAAGTTCTTTTCCCATAACTCCAAATCCAATCCAGTGCGTATGTATTCCGCCTGTTCGCCCCAGGTGTCCATGCTGGTGAATACCTTGAAGTCCTTGATGCAACCTTTCTCAACAAGACTATTAACCTTGTCAGCAAAGCGTTCTATCAGTATGTGCTTGACACCAAAGTTTGAATTGATGTTTAGTTCAAGATTGGGCATTGGATTCTTTTCCAACTCATCAAACATGCGCCACGTGCTCTGCTGTAGCAGAGGCTCGCCTCCCGTGATGCGTAAAATTGTAAGCGTCTTACGCAGTTCGGGCCACCATTTCCAAAACGCTTTTACGTATGGATTGTCCTCTTCCTTGTGTATCTTGAACCAGTCAATGTCATTGCGATGATTCTTAACCATGGTGTATGGACCGTGATCCCTAATCTCCTTGTGGTATGTGCTGCTGTGCTTGGGATGGCAATAGCCGCACTTGAAGTTACACTCATTACCAAATGAAATTTCTACATACTGCGGATTAACATCAGCCATAGGGTCTGCCTTAATTGCAGCAAATCTTTCTTCAGTATGGATACTCGCATTTCTTTCCTTCCTATCGCTTATGTAGTCCTTGCCCATGCATTCAATGTTCCAGCAGTATTGGCAACCGCTCGGCTTTTCGCCATTGATCATCTGCTGTCGCTCCGCTTTCTTCTGTGGAGTGTTATGCAGTTGGCTTGGATTCTCTTCCAATCCTTCCAGCGGAATCTTGTGTGGTGCGGGATGATAGCAACTGTGCGTTTCGCCCGTCTGCAGATATATTGTGGTATGGTGCCATTTGGCCATGCAGAAGGTAGGCGATATCTCGTCCATAATAGGCTCAAAACTCTGTATTCTATCCTTGTCCTGCATCAAACTGTTCCTTTAACCAATCAAAATCATTTATTAACCTAAGAGCATCAGGATTAGCACTGTTAGCCACACCATAA